AGCTGCTGTTGCCTGATTGCTAATCAGTGGGTAATGCGGCACAAATAACATGAATAACAAGCTCCACGGGCTGCTGAAGGAGGAGCAGGCGAGGCCGGCTGAGGTCAAGTTCGTCTTCAACCTCGGGGGCGAGCCGGCGACGGTGATCGAGCACGACGACGACTAAACCCTACCCCATACCCTACCCCGGCACACCTACGGTGCGGTAAGCGCTTGTTATTCATGTTGTTTGTGCCGCATTACCCACTGATTAGCAATCAGGCAACAGCAGCTTGGCACTGGTTTGAGGCGGATCGCGCGCCCTGGCAAGCCGGCCCCCCTAAACGCCAGAAAGGATGTTACCACCCTATTCACTCTGCCCCACGCACATCCTCATGGTTATGGATTCCGGCCTCTTGCCTGTGAAAATTTTCAACTATTTCCGTTTGGCTGCTAAGTCATTGTTTTTGTTACATACTCCATTCCATCCCTTGCGGTGCGCCGTGAGGATAACCCGTAGTGGGCCGCGTACGTCGTCCCGGCGGGTTTTGGGCGCGGGACTGCCCCGTTGCCCTCGGGCCGAGGCGCATACCCTGGCAGTCAGGGGCGCTTCGGCCCGTGATACCGCAACCTAGCGGCGATCGCCTTTGCGCCGAATGCCGGCTCAGGGCCGTATTTTACCCATCTTGAGTTGCATTTGAGGAAAAAATGCCACGCACTATCCGCTGGTCTAAGGTCTGTTGCTGCTGCGGGGTGACAGAGATTGAGGAATACGAGGTTTCTCCTTGGCACAGGGATTTTCCCGAGTCTCGACAATTCAAGGGCTGGGGGTGCTGTCGTGGCGCTGACTTTTGCCCGCGGTGTTTCGAGGAAATGGTCGTCATTACGAAGGCGGGCACTGGTGCTTCGCGGACCGTAGAGTAGATGCACCGCGAGGCTTTGAAGCGAGATCATTGGGAGGCGGTTCGCCAACTGTCGACCGCGCGCTATCACTGCTGGTCGTGCGGCCACGACTGGCGGCAATATCTTGGGCCAGGCAGGACGCGTATCGTGCGGGATCGGAGCGGTGAGGTGGTTTCGACGTTTGATCAGCCTTGTCCGCCGCCGAGCGGGTGCCCTGCCTGCGGGCATGTTTACATGACGTGGCTGAATTTTGAGGAAATGCGGTCTAACAAATGGCGCGTCGCGAGGTAGTTTACACGGCCAACCCGACGTTTCAGGCGTTTCATGCTTCGGAGGCTCGGCGCCGCGGTGTTATGGGTCCGGTCGGCTCGGGGAAGTCGACGGGCATGTGCATGGAGATCATGCGGCGGGCTCAGGAGCAGAAGGCCGGGGCTGATGGTTTGCGGCGGACGCGGTGGGCGGTGGTCCGGAACACGTATGGGGAGCTAAAGGACACGACGCTGAAGACGTGGCTGGACTGGTTCCCGGAGGATGTGTTTGGCACCTTCAACCGGACGGACATGCACCATAATATTCGGGTGAATGACGTTCACATGGAGGTGTTGTTCCGGGCTCTTGATAGGCCGAAGGACGTTGCGAAGCTGCTGTCGCTGGAGATCACCGGGGGGGTGGGTGAACGAGGCGCGAGAACTTCCGAAGGGGATTATTGACGCTCTTGACGACCGCTGCGGGCGTTATCCGGCTGTGAAGGACGGTGGGTGTACGTGGCGCGGTCTGATGATGGACACCAACCCACCGGATGATGACCACTGGTGGTACAGGTTGGCCGAGGAGGAGCGGCCGCGGGGCTGGGACTTCTTTAAGCAGCCTGGGGGGCTGATCGAGAGCGGCGGCGAGTTCATTGCCAACCCGGCGGCTGAGAACACCGTCAACCTCGAGCCCGATTTTTATACTGATAGGGTGCCTGGGAAGTCGAAGGACCATGTCCGGGTTTACTACTGCGCCCGGTATGGGTTTGTTCAGGAGGGGAAGCCGGTTTACCCGGAGTATGCGGACGAGGTTCATGCCTGGAACGAGCCGATCGAGCCGCTGCGGGGTGAGGTGCTATGGGTCGGGATCGACTTTGGTCTGACGCCGGCGGCGTTGTTTGCGCAGCAGACGCCTTCTGGGCGGTGGTTGTGGATTGACGAGCTTGTAACTGAGGATATGGGGGCGACGCGGTTTGCGGAGCTTTTGGGGCCGAAGCTGCGGGGCGAGTACCGGGACTATGAGATCCAGATTTTCGGCGATCCCGCGGGGGCGCAGCGAGCGCAAACCGACGAGCGGACGCCGTTCCAGATTCTCGCCGCTCATGGCATAAATGCGCTCGCGGCGCCGACCAACGACTGGATTATCCGGCGGGACGCCGTTGCCAATCCGATGACGCGGATGATCGACGGGTTGCCTGGGTTTGTGATTTCACCGAAGTGCAAGGTTGCGCGGAAGGCGCTGGCCGGCGGCTACGCGCTCAGGCGAATCCAGGTTGTTGGTGAGGAGAGGTATCATGACAAGCCGGCCAAGACCCGTTACAGCCATGTCGTCGAGGCAGGCCAGTACGCCATGCTTGGCGCGGGTGAGGGCGAGCGCGTGGTGGGCTATGACCGCGACGAAGACGAGGATGAAGAGGATTGGCCCTATGAGCAGATGGGGCGGAGCCCAGTGACGGGGTATTGATGATGAACGAAATGCTGGAGCGCGTAGCGCAGGCGCTTTACGAAGACCAGAAAAGCATGGGTGATCCGCTACTTGAGCAGACTGGTGAGGTGAAACAATTCAGATTTTACCGACGTGCGCGCGTAGCTATCCAAACGATGCGCGAGCCGACTGAGGCAATGCGGTGGGCAGGGAATCGACGAATAGGAGAGTGGGGGGCACGGACAGGCGAGTCGGCGCAATGGCTGCCTCCCTACAATATTGAAACTAGGTGGGCTGGGAAACGTGCGGTTGACATTTACCAAGCCATGCTCAACGAGGCTCTAACAAAGGAACAAGACGATGCTACACGCACACAAGCTGACCTACGGCAACCCGGGCAAGGCGAAGGGCATGTCGTATCCGATGACGCCGACGGGGCGGTTGCAGCGGCTACCGCGCGGGAAGATGTACGGGAGTCCGAGTGTTCACCGCTACGCGAAGAAGGCAAAGTCTGGCTACTGACATAGCAAGGACCGCCCCGTGAAGGACGGCCCCGGTCCCCTGTAAGGTAGGCTGCGGGCCGGGGTTACCGGCGATCTTCGCCATGACACAGACTTACGCGGTTGATCAGCCCCCGCTGTGCTGGTGCCGTATGTTGTTTTGGCGGGCACCACGCCGCCGCAGCCGCTCGCACACTACACGAGGACGCTATGCAAAGCAACTTGGAACTACTGGACCGCGTGGCTGTGCTTGAGAAGGCCATGGCTACGGTGTGCGCGGGCAGTGCGTCTGATGAGAGCACGGATGTTGCTTTGGGTAACATTGAGGCTCGCCTAGATAAGCTCGAAGCCCATGCGCGGCGACTGGAGCCCAGCGTGCCGAGTTTGCTGCCCAAGTGACGTGGCCCAGCACTCGTACCACCTGGTTTCCGCCGAACTGCTGATGCCAAAAACCGCCAAGGGCCGCAAAATCCACCGCGCGATGAGGCGGACCTATGGGAAGAAGGCCGACCGCGTATTTTACGCCAGCGCAAATGCGGGGACTATTTCGGGGGTTCACCGTAAGCGGGTTGTCCGGTCCGCCCACAAATCTGGAACGGTTAAGCGGTCAATTGTGAAAAGGGCGGTTAAGACAGTCAAGGAGCGACGATGACAACTCTTCTTACGCCATGTGATGAATTGTTCGATCGCGTGAATGCGCGGTTTGCCAATCAGGGTGAAGGCGTTACGCACAGCGCGCCGAACGGTGAGTGTTACGTCACTCTGACCAGCGGTGGCATTAAAGATGAGGGTCAGCCATTTCCGGTATGGTTCAAGAAAAGCGCCGCTGCCGTGTCGGCCTGGTGGAAGAGTTTTGAGTGCTACGCACAGACCAAAAACGGTGACAAGGTATACTGGCGCTGGCGGCCTGAACTTATCAGAACGGAGCAGGGGTTCAACGTCTATTCCCGGTTGCTCGTGGCGGATACCTGAGAGGAGGAAGAAGTGATGGAAGTGACACTGATTTTATCAGAGCGTCAATTGCCGCAGGGGTGGGGTGACAATCTACCTACCGGTACAAGGGCGGTCCAGGCGAGCATCGACTCTTCCGATGAGGAAGAATTTGATCGCCGCATGACGGGCTTGACTGCGGCTGTTCGGAATTCCACAAAAATCCTTCCGTGACGTTATGGTCGTGGTAGGTGATATCATAGCCGGCTTGCGCGAGCCATCAATGGCCCTTAACGCTGGCATCGACCCTGAGTTTGACGATTTCGACAGCCAATACAACGCTGTGCTCGCCAGCATTCAGGAAAAGGGTGTTGTTGAAGTTTGTCCGACGTCGTCGTTTGGGGGATGGGCAGACCCTCGCCATCATGGTCCTCATTCGGAGCCACTGGAATCCGGGGTCGATTATCACAATTACGTTCTCGAGTGTCTGGCGCGCCTCCGAGAAAAGAAGGCTGCTGAATTGCTTGTGGCCGCAGAAAAGGTCCGACGCAAGAAAGCAGCGCGAGAGCGGCGCGCAAGGCGAGACAATGAAATGGTTGAGGAGGTAAGGCTGTTTCATACAGAAACAGGCCCACAACTTGCTCGCGTTCGGTATAGGTGGGGCGACCGCCACTTGATCGATAATCCTGATTATTGGGGGTCTGCTTGAAATGCCCCAGCACGGTAACGTAATCACCACCGCTGATTTCCCGGCGGCGCAACAGGGCGACCAGGGCGACGCGGGCCTTACGCCACCGCGCGGCTTCAAGCGGCGCAGCGAAAAGCTCATGGGCCTGATGCGCGCCGTGAATATTGCTGAGGAATTGGAGAAGGACGATCTCTCCAAGATCGGCCGGCGCGTGGTCGACGAGTACAAGATCGACAAGCAGAGCCGCACGGAATGGGAGGAGCTCAACGCGAAGGCGATGGACTTGGCCATGCAGGTGGTAGAGCCCAAGATGTCACCATGGCCTGGGGCATCAAATATCAAGTTTCCGCTGCTTACCGAGGCGGCGATCCAGTTCGCGGCGCGCGCCTACCCAGCCATCGTCCAGGGCAAGGACGTGGTCAAGGGCAAGGTGATCGGCGCCGACGACGGCCAGCCGGTCATAGGGCAGGACGGCCAACCGGTCATGGTTTCTGACCCCAATGATCCCGAGGGGCAGCCGCAGCCGCAATGGCAAGTGGAGCCCGGCGCCAAACGCAAGCGTGCCAACCGTATCGCCCGTCACATGAGCTACCAGCTCATTGAAGAGATGGAGGATTGGGAGGAGGATACCGACAAGCTCCTTCACATGCTGCCGATCATTGGCACCGTTTTCCGCAAGACGTATTTTAGCCGCGAGAAGGGGCAAAACGTCTCGGAGCTGATCCCGGCGATGAAGCTGGTGGTGAACAACGGCGCCCGAAGCCTCGAGACCGTGCCTCGTATCACGCAGGAGTTTGAGCTTTACCCGTACCAGATCACCGAGCGGGTGCGTGGTGAACTGTTTCTCGATGTTGAGCTTGGGCGGCCGCAAACAGGCAACGCCGCCGACGATGACGCCGAGCACTTGTTCCTCGAGCAGCATCGCTATATCGATCTGGACGAGGACGACTACCCCGAGCCGTACATCGTCACCGTCCACAAGGACACGGCCCAGGTGGTGCGCATCGTTGCGAATTACGACGAGGACAGCGTTGTCTTCAACAATTCGGGCGAGGTCGCGAAGATCGAGCGGATCGAGTATTTCACGAAATACTCATTCCTTCCCTCACCCACGGGAAGTTTTTACGACATCGGTTTTGGCTCGTTGCTCTACCCGATCAGTGAGGCGGTCAACTCGACGATCAACCAGATGCTCGATGCTGGCCACCTGCATGTTGCAGGTGGTGGCTTTATTGCTCGCGGTGCGCGGATCAAGAGCGGAGTGCTGAAGTTCAAACCCGGCGAGTGGAAAAAGGCCGACTCGGTGGGTGGCAAGCTCAAGGACGCCATTGTGCCGTTGAAGCTGCCGGAGCCGAGCTTGGTCCTGTTCCAGCTTCTCGGGCTGCTGATCGAGGCGGGCAGCAACATATCGTCGGTCAAAGACGTGCTGACGGGCGAGGCCCCCCGCGGCCAGAACACGCCGGCGACCACGACTCTGGCGCTGATCGAGCAAGGTTTGCAGGTCTTCACGGCGATCTACAAGCGAATCTATCGGGCCGAGAAGCGCGAGCTCAAGAAGCTGTTTCGGCTCAACCAGCGCTATCTGCCGGAAAAGAGCTATTTCACGGTGCTTGATGAACCCGAGGCGATTGCCCAGAAGGACTACAACAGCGACGACGTGGACGTGGTTCCCGTGGCTGATCCATCCGTCGTATCGAGTATGCAGAAAATGGCCCGGGCGGAATTTCTCGGGACTTTCAAGGACGACCCGCTGGTTGATCCGCTGGAGGTGCGGAGGCGGATATTCGATCATGCCAATATCGAGGACGTCGACAGCCTCCTCGTCAAGCAGATGCCGCAGAATCCAGAGCTCATGGAGCGCGCTGACAAAATCGAGATTGAGAAGCAGAAGCTGAAACTGAAGGAGCGCGAGATCGAGTTGAAGGAGCAGCAGGCTGGACCTGAAGCGGAGCAGGCGAAGCTAAAGAACGACCTGCTCATTGCTCGTGAGAAGATAGAGGCGGATCAGATTATTGCTCGCGAGAAGATAAACTCGGATTACGCAATTGCCTTGGCGAAAATCGAGGCGGACGGGAAGCTCGAGAGGATAGAGACGGGGAAAAGCGAGAAGAGAAAAGGTGTTCCTGCCGAGAGCAGTCCTGTGGTGCTGAACCTTTCGATTGACGCCAAAACCGGCACCGTCAAGAAGCATATCGATGTGAAGCGCGACAAGAAGGGTGCCATTAGTGGGGCCGACGTGACCGAGACGCCCGTCGATGGTTGACAAGGTAACATTACCGGGTACGGGAGAGGATGTCGCCACCGACGAAATCGGTGGGCGTCATTTCCAGAAGATAAAGCTAGTTGTCGGGGCCAACGATACAGCCAAAGATGTAACGCGAGGACAGGGCCTTCCAATTTCCGGAGCAGATATAGAATCATTACTAACTGATATCCTCATGGAACTTCGGCTCCTCAACCACCATGCTGCTATAATCACCGATTCTGAAGCAACCATAGAAGATATGGAAATTTAATCATGGCGCAAGAAATCCAGTTCACCAATGACGTAACCGGGGCTTTGGAAAAAGCCAAGGGGTCTGATGGACGAATCAACGCTTCCTCCCGCGCGGATAGGCGGTCGTACTATAACTCACGAGATGTAAAGCAGACATACTCGATGGTTTTCAATGACGATGATGTTGCTGCTGGGGATTTTGTGGTCTACTTGCAGAACACCTCAGCGACTCTGACGCTAGTGGTAGAGTCGATAAAGGTTGCTGCCGAAAACACCGGCGTCTTTATAATTCATTTTGTTACTGGAACGGCAAGTGGGGGAAGCGCGCTCACGCCAACCAATCTAAACAGAACATCACCGAATGCGGCGGCGGTAACGGCCAGGGGTAATGGAGCAGTCGGTAGCCTTACATCAGCGTCTCAGATTGCTATTATGCGGGTTGGGGCCGCCGAGCACGACGACGAAGATTTAGGAGACCGCGTGCGATTGGGACAGAATGACGCCATAGCGGTCGAGATTGACGAGTCGGCCGGTGGTGACGTCGAAGGCACGATTTACATGTTCTTTGAATAATGACTGTCGCTGTTAGCATTGTCGGCGGAGGCCAGCCGGGGGTTCCTCTTAGAGAGGCCCACATTCACAGAAAAGGAGTCCATGCCGGCCAACTGGCGTTTGTGCAGGATTTCCTCGATTTCAACTCTGCCATAAAACCGTTCCTGAATCCCACCAATGGGACGGCCATGAATAAAAATGTGACGTTTGGGGGCACGCCCGAGATTATTCATAACGGTGGTACGTCAACGGAATGGACGGCTTCTGCTGTTACGGGAACGGGGTGGAACTTCGCAGATGGAGGAACAATATCCGTTACTTCCGCCAATGACCAGGATGAAGCGACCTTTGCTGAGCAGACGCCGACCACGGTAGACCTGTCCGGGTTTGTCGCCCTGACCGGGACAATCAGCCTAACGACTTACAACGAAGCCAATAACTCCATAGAGATTTTCTTTGATAACGCCGGGACACAGGTTGGAGACACACTTGATCTGGAAGATTTTATTGATACCAACCTTATCGGAACGACACAGAATTATGCCATCGCGTTGACCGAATTTAATTTTCCCACTGATCTCGTTGATGGATTTTCAATCAGAATTGGGCGCTCTGGCGGGTCGAGGCCAACAATGGTATTCGACGACATCACGCTGGAGAATACCGGAGATCCACTGGTTTACACCTCACAGCCCGGACTTCAAGAAAGGTTTCATGTTGAGGCCATTCGATTTACATTAGTTGATAATGTTACCAATATCGTGACGGTGGCCGGGGCGACGGAAAACGCTACGTTACCCGGCCTATCGTACAATCAGATATTGGGCGTGTCGGCATTGACCAACGGGCTTCTTTTCCAACGCACGCAGGATGGAGATGTTAACCTGACGCTTACACTAAAGCAGCTATCGGACTTCTTTGCTCTTGGATTCAACATACTGAATCCCGTGTCCGATGGGACAAACACGGTGATAAATCTTGAGATTGCTTTCCCACGGCCCTTCATCCTGGACGGGAAGAAGGGAGACAATATGACCGTCACAGTATCTGACAACCTGTCCGGGTTACTGTTGTTGGTTGCGGCAGCTAGGGGGACAATAGAGATAGCGTCTGCAACATGACGCTCCTGCTGTTTTACAAACAGGAGGTGGCTGCCGCTCCTGTAACGTCCTCTGGCGTTCGTCGGTTAGACGCCTATCTTGCC